AACTGGCTAACGGAACCGATACAATCCCCACTAGTTTAAGCAAGTTTGGTTGGGATGAATACATTGTGCTGTACGCCGCCGAACGCATGCTGGCCAAAGAAGAATCAGATACCTCCGACATAATTCGCCAACGGGGGGAGATTGCAGCCCGCATCGAAAAAATGGCCGCCAACCGAGATATTGAGCAAGTTGAGCATGTAACCGACACGCAAAACGGCTTTCCGTGGACCGACTATTTTTGGAGGGGGTAATGCTTAAGGCATTTAGGAAACCCGGAACCCTGACAGACGAAGGGACGCGGCTAGCTAATAGCGTGGATGACTATACCCGACAATTAACTCAAAACCCCTTATTGGACGGACGGCTTATTCAGCGCGTAGTTATCACAACGTCCGCGCAAAACCTGGTCCATGGACTTAACCGCCCTTGGCGCGGCTGGATTATTGCGCGCCGTAACGGAACAGCCAGCGTATACGAAAACAGCACACAAGCCGATAACACTAAATTCATTACGCTTATTGGGAGCGGCACCGTAACAGTTGACATTTACATTTTTTAGGAGGCCCCATGGCACTCGGAACATACAACATGGACATCACGTTTACTGAAGGCCAAGACACTCGGACCGACAGCAAAAACGTAACGGTGTCCAAACCGTTGACGCTTAAGAACGTCCGGTTTGAACAAACCGGTGCAATTACAACCCGCCCCGGATATCAAGAACTAACCACCCAAGATTGCGAAGGAGTTGTGGCGGTCGACAATACTGCCCTATTATTTAATGACGGTACAATTTACCATATGGCCGGAAACGCGGGCGCCGCGGCTATTGGAATTGGGTACAACGCGTATGCCCGAAAACAATTAATAGGGTCGTCATCACTGACCGGTTCAGTACGAGCGCAGACCGTTGATATAGGGGCTTTCAACAATACTATTGTTACTGCGTGGTCAGAGGCCGATACGACCGTTACTGGCCTAGCAACCCCGGCCACACATTTACGGATTCAAATCGAACAAGTCGCGGATCGGTTTGGCAACGGCCAAGTTACAGGTTCATTTGTTCTTGCAAACAATATTTTTGCCCAAGAAATTAATGTCAATGTTGTTTCTGCAACATACGCGGTTGTTTGGGCGGTAGATAATTCGAACAATTTGTTGGGAAGATTAGTAAACCTAGTCACAAATACAAGCCAAAGCTTAAGTTTAGGGACCGTACCTATCGGCGCCCCCAAGCTTTTGCGTACAACTTACATTGAAACAATCGCAGGAGTTGCTACGTTTGGTTTAATATATTATTTAAACGATACGTCCATTTTGCTGCGGCATGCGGCAGTTACATTAGCCACCGGAGCAATTGTATTGTCATCGGCCACTACGGTCGCTACAATTACATCAGTTACAGGACGTAACCTTGCTCTAGCTGTAAGCGACGTTTCTGGAACAAAACGGCTAAATTGCATGTGGGGACAAGCGGCCGCAATAGGAGCTTCCGCATATTCGGCAAACAGCGGACTTACACTGCAATGGGGGCCCACCTCAATTAGTGGGTCCGTAGGCGCAGATTGGGTCGGATTAGTACAAACGTCAAGCGCATCCCATGCCCTAACAACGTGGTCCTGGCGAGAAAATCCTTGGCCCAGCATTGAACACCGATTAGGCGCCTTAAGCGCCTCCGGGTTGTATACTCTTTCCACAACCTACCCGTACAGCAGCTGTCCTATTGGCCGGCTTTATTTGCAAGATAATCGCCCTTTTGTTGCTTACCATACGGCGAAATTACCTTCTGTACAAATTGGAGAAATTGGGATTTTGGCTTATGACGCGACATATGGGGCCACAAAAATCACTAGTTGGGAATCATGTGCAATTACGTCTACAAGCGGGTCGCTATTTCCTTATGCAACCAATGAATGGGTTGCCGCTAACACAGCATCTGTGGAGGCCTTATCTTTTTCACCTGCGCCCACAGGTGGCGCCGGCACAATAAATTACGTCACCCAGGCTCGTTACAGGTATTCTCCAAGTTGGGCGTACATTAGCCTTACAAAAGGCACGCCACAAGCCGTTCGAATCAACGCGCACACATTAGTTGGGGCCGGCACATGGCTTACGTATGACGGAGCGCGCGCCAAACCGTCGTATTTTGTAAACCCAATGGCATACATGACCAACGCGGCTGGGGCGGCCGGAAGTTCTTTAAACGGGGCGTACCAGTATTGCGCAACTATTGAGTGGCTTGACGCAAGGGGTAATCGCCACACTTCAGCCCCATCAACTCCCGTTATTTTCTATGCTGATGGTTCAGCCTTTGGAGTGTTTTACTTTTATACCCAATTATTGTATTCGCTAAATCCCGGCTGGGCGAGAAAAGGGGCCATGGACGAACCAAAAATTGGTTGGTATGCAACTGAAGCCAATGGTTCAATTTTTTATTCAGCAACACTGGACGTGCTTGGGTATAACTACTACGACTACACTACATGGTCGGGTTTGTCTTTACCTGTTACGTTGAGCCCAGGAAGCGCAATAAGCGGTATTTTGTACACCGCGGGAGGAGTGTTAGAAAACGACAGCCTCCCCAGCCCTAGGTTTTTAACCGAATACAAGGGGCGGGCCATTACTTTAACTGCTGGTTGGGATAACCGGGTATTTTTTAGTAAACCGGCAGAGCCGGGAATTGCGGTAGAGTGGTCTTTGGCCCTTTATTTTGACGTTCCAGCTCGCGGGGGTCTTACTCTTGGCCTCCAGCAAATGGACTCGGCGTTGTACTTGTTCAAATCTAACCAAATATTGACGACGTACGGCGACCCACCAGGCGCTACAGGCGAAGGAGGAAGCTTTAGCATACCGCAAGTTGTGTTTGACGGCGTGGGTGTTAAAGACCCGGAATCTATCATTTTGACGCCAAAGGGCATCATGTTTAAATCTGACAAGGGGTTTTACATGATTCTCCGAAACCAGGAACTGGCATATATCGGCGAGGGCCCGTTTAACCAAACTGCGCAAGTGTACTCAGCTACGTGCGACCTGCAGCGCCAGGAGGTCCTTTTTACGTTAGCAGACGGCATAATCTTAGTTTACAACTATTACCAAAACGCATGGAGTTACTACGACGTTCCTTGGACCCCGGTCCCCGGCGGCGGTATGTACCGAGGCAACCGGCACTTGCTTGGTGCGACTACTGCGGCGTATTATCTGCCTATTTCGGATGATTCTCCGGGCTATCAGGACGGATCGGTGACAAACATCGAAACCGTGGTCGAGACAGGCTGGGTGCGCATGAACGGTATAGCTGGCTATCAGCGAGTCAAGCGCGCATACTGCGTCGGCGACTGGTCCGACGCGTCCGCAGATCCCGCGGACCTGACAGTAGACGTGGCTATAGATTACGGGTCATCGGCGGGTCAAACCGCGACGGTAGACGTGGGCGATATGCCCGTAAGATCTGAATTTGAGATACATTTGTCCAAACAAAAATGTGAATCTATGAAATTCAAGTTTACGCAAAATCAAGGGCGGTTTGAAATTAGCGGTATGACTTTGGACCTCGGCGTTAAATCTGGTACAAACAAATCGCGCGCAGGCGCAGGAAGTTATTGAGGTAACTTATGAAAATAAAGATTGGCGGGTCCGCAGGAAAGCTGGCTGAAGACGCAAAGAAAGCGGTAAAAAAGAATCCGGGCGCGGCCGCCGGCATGGTAGTGGCGGGCCCTTTAGGGGCCGCCATTGGTGCCGTGTACGACAAATCTCAGCGAGATAAAGCTAAAGCCAAGGCAGGGCAATTAAGTCCAGCAGACGCGGCAGCGAAACTTAACGCAGAGCGAAAAGCGGAATATCAACAAGGGCGACAATTTGGACAAACTGTAGCAAGAGACTACACGCAAACGGTTAATCCCGCTATTGCGTCGGCAAAAAATGCTGCCAGCGCGTACGCCCCCGACGAAACTTTTCGCCAATACCAATTAGGTCTGGCACAGCAATTGCAAGCACAGGCGCGGGGCGAAGGCCCCAGCTTGGCTCAGATGCAGCTAGCCCAGGCAACCGACCGAAGCCTTCAGCAGGCCCTTGGGGCGGCCAGGTCGGGGCTTGGTAGCAATCCGGCATTGGCGGCCCGCACGGCGGCCCTCCAGGCGTCCGGAACTATGGGGAATGCGGCCGCGCAGTCATCTATGCTTAGGCTGCAGGAACAGCAGGACGCCCAGAGAGCCTTAGCTGGATTGTCTGAAACTGCGCGAGAGGCGGACATGACAACTGCGTCAACTCGGGCTAACCTGGGGATGGATGCTTCGCGCATTCAAGGAACGTTGTTAGGAGGGGCGGCGCAGGCTAGTGCCGGTATTGCTGGAGACGCGTTTGGCAACCGGTTTATGCGCGAAACAAACGCCCAAGCAGCGGCAGATTCTCGCGCGCGCGAACGCCGACAGCGCAACCAAAAATATGAGGACGCCGCAATTAAAATGGGCACCGACGGGCTTTCAACTGGAATGGGGGCAATGTTTTACAAGGG